GGGGCGGCCGGGATGCGAATTGGCGGCCCGCCATGGGGGGCGCATTGCGCCCATTACATTTATCCGCGGCGGTGTTTATAAACGCCGCATGAATCTGAATCCCATCACCGCGCTGTTCGGCGTCGCGGGCAAAGCCTGGGGCGTCTACCACGGCCGCAAGGCCGCGGCCGAGGCCGGCGCGCGCGCGCTGCAAGAGAAGGAAATGGAAGTCGCAGCGGCGAAGATGGAGGCGCGCGCGGCGGTGAAAATCGCCAAGATGGAGCGCAAAGCGAAGCGCGTTCAAGGGACGCTGGATGCGGACAGCAACTACGACTTGCAGGTGCTTAAAAACCGCCAGGGCAGCGTGTTTGACGAGGTGTTAATCGGGGTTTTTTGCTTCGTTTTTCTGGTGCCGTTTGTGGCGCCGTTCATCGACGCGATGTTCCGCGCCGCGGCCTGCGTGCTCGGCGAGTGCCCGCCCGCCGACTTTTCCTTCGGCTTTGCCGAGACCATCGCCAAGGGCTGGGCGGCGCACGGTTATGCGCGCGCGCCGTGGTGGTTTGAGTTTGCGATGGTGGGGATTCTGGTCAGCACCTTGGGCTTGATGCGGGTGCTGCGGTTGTTTATCGAAAGCCTGAAACTGAAGTTAGGAGGCCGCAATGCGCCAAGATGAAATCGCCAAGTCGCTCGGCCGGCTCGAGGGGCAGATGCAGCATGTCAGCAAATCCGTGGACGACATGAACACGAAGATTGACGCCATCGACGGCCGCCTGCGCGCGGTCGAACTGAAAAGCGGGGTCATCTCCATGACCGTCTCCAGCGCCATCGCGGCGCTGGGATACGCGCTCGGCAACCCGCCGGCCTGATGGCGCACAACGAGTCCACCCGGCTCGCGGTGCGCGGCGGGTATGTGTCGCGGCGGCTACCGCTGAGCGAGGCGGCGCGACAAGCCGGCGTGAGCGCGGCGACGGCGCGCACCTGGAAGCGGCAGGCGAAAATCGCCGGCGACGATTGGGACACCGCGCGGCAGGCGGCGCGCATGGCCGAGGGCGGCCTGGGCGGCGTGACCGAGCGGGTGCTGGCGGACTTCTCGCACCTGTTCGCGTCCACCATGGCGTCGCTGAAGAGTCACCCGGCCGACCCCATCGAGACGGCGCGGGCGATGGCGACGCTCTCGGATGCGTATTCGAAGACGGTCAAGGCCGCGGGTTGCGTTGACCCGAAACTCGGGCGGATGTCCATCGCGCTGGATGTGCTGAAACTGTTCGGCGAGTTTTTGAAGGAACAGCATCCGGAGTTCGTCGAGCCGTTCGCCGCGGCGCTGGAGCCGTTCGGCGCGAAATTGGCGCGGGATTGGAAGTGAAGATGCGCCGGCTGACCGCAACGAAAATCACCGGCCGCGACCTGGAGCGCGGCCTGGCCGACTACACCGCGGCGCTGCGGCGCGAGATTGAGGCGGCGGTGGACGGCTTCGCGCCGGGCGAGGCGCAGCGCCGGCGGCGGGTGCAGCAGGCGCAGCATGACTTCCGGTTTTTCTGCCGCACCTACTTTCCGCACTACGCCACCCACGCGGAATCGAAAACGCATGAGTGGTTGTATGAGCACCTGCCGCGGCAGATTGACATGCCGAAAGGCACGCGCACGGCGGTGGCGGCGCCGCGCGGCGAGGGGAAGTCCACGATTGTCTCACTCGCGCTGGTGCTGTGGTGCGTCGTCACCGGCCGCAAGCACTATCTGCTGTTGATTTGCGATGTTTTCGAGCAGGCGGCGACGCTGCTGGGGGCGGTGAAGGCCGAGGTGGAGTCCAACCCGCGGCTGGCCACCGACTGGCCGGAGTCGATGGGCGCGGGGACGGTGTGGCGCGACGGCGTTGTCGTTACCAAAAACAATGTCAAGGTGCAGGCGCGCGGCGCGGGGCAGCGGGTGCGCGGCTTGCGGCACGGGCCGCACCGGCCGGACCTGGTCATCGGGGATGATTTGGAAAACGATACGCATGTCAAAACAATAGAGCAGCGGCACAAGTTGGCTCGGTGGTGGCGGCAGGCGGTGCTGTATCTGGGGCCGCCGGACGGCTCCATGGACGCGATCGTCATCGGCACAATTCTGCACTACGACAGTTTGCTGGCCGGCCTGCTGAAAGCCGGGCGGTGGACGGCGAAAACTTTCCGCGCGATTGTGGCGTGGCCGGAGCGCATGGATTTGTGGGACGAATTCACCGAGCGGGTGAACGCCGGCGAGGCCGGGGCGGCGGAGGCGTACTACGCCCGGAACAAAGCCAAGATGGACGCGGGGGCGGTGGTGAGTTGGCCGGCGGCGCAGCCGCTGCTGCAACTGATGCTGGAGCGCGCGGAAGCGCCGGGCGATTTTGCTGTCGAGAAACAAAACGAGCCGAGCGCGGCGGATGATTCGCCGTTTGCGAATTGCATTCAGTTCTGGGCGGCACGGCCGGCCGACCTCATCACCTTCGGCGCCGCCGACCCGTCGCTCGGCAAGCACAAGCAGCGCGGTGACCCGAGCGCCATCCTGGTGGGCGGCATTGAGCGCGGCGGCAAGAAGCACATACTTTATGTGCTGGCGGCGAGCATTCGCCGGCGCACGCCGGAGCGAATTATCGACGATGTGATCGCGCTGCAGCGCGAGTGGAACTGCGTCGCCTGGGCGGTGGAGGCGGTGCAGTTTCAGGAATTCTTCCGGCAGATGGTTATCGAGAAATCGGTGGCGGCCGGGGTGCCGGTGGCGGCGACGCCGGTGGTGCCGCACACCGACAAAACTCTCCGCATCGAATCGTTGCAACCGTTCATCGCTGACGGGCGGATTCAAATTCACCGTGACCAACTCACCCTCGCCGAGCAACTTCGGCACTACCCGAATACCGACCACGACGACGGGCCGGACGCGCTGCAGATGCTGTGGCAACTGACGGCGCGGATGGCGTGGCGCGATCCGGCCGGCGCGGTGCGCAGCGCCGCGCGACCGGCGGCGGAAGGCATTCGATGGGAGGCGTACTGATGAAGAAACTGAAACGCAAAGCACCGCGCATTCTGCCGGGCCAGGAAGTCGGCGCGCGCAACACCGACCCGTGGCTGAGCGCGCTGTGGACGCGCCTACCGAATCCGGACGCGGTGCTGAAGCGGCGCGGCGAATCGCAGCAGCAGGAAATCTTCGACCGCGTGATGTTGGACGCGCATGTCATCGGCGAGTTGCGCGCGGTGCGCGCCGGGCTGCTGGGGTTTGAATGGCGGATTGTGCCGGGCGGCAGCGGGCGCGCCGCCAAGCGCGCCACCGACCTGGCGCGCGCGGTGATGGCGCGGCCGCCGGACGCCGCCACCACCTGGCACGACCTGATTTGGACGATGGCGCTGGCGGTGTTCCGCGGCTACGCCGTCCATGATGTGGTGTGGGAGCGGCACGGCCGCGACACCCTGCCGGCGCGGATTATCGACCGGCCGCAGCGGCGGTTTGTGTTCGGCGCGGAGGACAACCAGTTGCGGGTGCTGACGCGCCGCGACGCGGTGAACGGCGAGGCGGTCGCGCCGCGCCAAGCGCTGCTGACGCGGCACATGCCGACCTTCGATAATCCGTACGGCTTGGCGGTGTTCTCGGCTTGCCTCTGGCCGTATCTTTTTAAGCACGCGGGGTTCAAGTTCTTCACCCAGTTCACCGAGAAGTACGGGGTGCCGTTTATGGTCGCCAAGCATCCGCCGGGCTGGAACGCGGAGCAGGTGGACGAGTTGGTGGGCGCGCTCGGCAAACTGGCGGCGAACGGCGCCGGCGCGGTGGAGGACGGCGTGGAGATGCTGCCGCTGGCGCAAGGCGCGGCCGGCGGCGCGGCCGCGGCGACACCGCAAGAGCGGCTGATTCGCGCCTGCAACATGGAACTCTCCAAGGCGCTCACCAGCCAGACGCTGGCGACGGAAGTGCAAGGCCAAGGCAGCCGCGCCGCCAGCGAGACGCACATGGCGCGCGAGCAGACCGTGCATGTGTCGGACCGCGCGATGATTTCCGCCTCGCTGAATACGCTGTTCCGCTGGCTCACCGACCTGAACCTGGGGCCGGACGCGGCCGCGCCGACGCATCACTTTTACGAGGAGGACGAGGCGCGCACCGAGTGGGCGGAACTCATCGGCAAGGCGCGGCTGTTCCTGCCGATTAAAAAGGAGGAGGCGTACGCGCGCGTTGGCCTCACGCCGCCGGCGGAGGGCGACGAGGTGCTGGACATGACCGGCGGGGGCGACGGCCCCGGCCCCGGCCCCGGCCCCGGCGGCGACGGCGGCGAAGCACATCCCCGACGCGAGCCGCGCGGCGCGCGCAGCATGAGCCGGTGTCCCGGCTGCGGGGAATATCACTTTAACGCCGCGGGAGCGGACGGCGCCGGCGCGTACGAGAACAAACTGTTGGACACCCTCGATGACATCGTTATCGGCAATAGCGCCGGCATCGAAGACGACCTGACGCAAGCCATCCTCGCCGCCGCCATAGATGACCCGGCGACGCTGCGAGACCGCATGGCGGAAATCTACCCGGACATCGACACGAGCGCCTTGCAAGACATTTTAACGCGGCTGATTTTCGCGGCCACGCTGCTCGGCCGCGACGCCGACGATGGCGAGGACGATGACTGAAGCCGACATCGACTTGGGCTATGCGCTCAAACTCGCGCCAGCGGAAGCGGTGAAATACTTCCGCGGCAAGAACATCGCGGTCACCGACGACTGGCGCGAACTGTGGCAGGCGGCTCACACCCGCGCTTTCACCGTGGCCAAGATGACCCAGCATGATTTGCTTGCCAAAACGCGGGAAGTTGTGCTGCGCAAACTGGCGGATGGTCTGAGTGAGCGGCAGGTGGCCGCGGTGCTGGAGGAAGAATTTCGCAAGGCCGGCTGGTGGGGCAAGCGCGCATCGGACGGAGCGCGGCTCGGCTCGGCCAGGCGGATTAAGACCATCTTGCGCACCAACACCATGACCGCGTACGCGGCCGGGCGGCACCAGCGCCAAGTGGAAAACGCGTCCAACCGGCCGTGGTGGCGCTATGTTGCGATTCAAGACGGCGTGACGCGCTTGGCGCACCGGCAGTTGCACGGGAAGATATTGCGGCATGACGACCCGGCGTGGGAAGCCATCTATCCGCCGAATGGTTTCAACTGCCGGTGCAGAGTAACGGCGCTGACGGAGAAAGAAGCGCAGGCGGCCGGCGCGGACGCGCAGATGAAAGGCGACGCGCCGGAGACGCGCGATGTGGACATGGTATCGCGGGGCACCGGGGAGGTGTTCCGCCGCCCGGTGACGCAGGTGCGACTCACCGACCGCAACGGCGAACGGTGGTTCGCGCCGGACGCGGGATGGGGCTACCGGCCGGGAGCCTTCTTTGCGCCGGGGTCGCCGTCAACCGACTGGAAAGCGTTGGGGTTCGTCAGTTTTAAGGAGCGGTTAAAGCGGCAGAAATACTTGCCAAAACCGCCGCCGGCTCCACGCCAAGCCGCCACCAAAAGCGAAGCACTCAACATGCTACACGGTGCGGTCGGCATTTCCATCGAACAACCTTCGCGCCGTTACGATACGCCCATCGGGCCTGTCATTATCGACGCCGATTCAGTGGCCCACATCGTCGACAAATTCGACGACCACCGCGAACGATTTGCCAACCGCATTTTGCCGACGCTGGACGCTCCGGATGAGGTATGGCGCGTCAAAAACAAAAATGGCGAGTTCCGCACCCGCTACATCAAACTCTGGGACGACAAGAAAGGCACCGTCGCCATTGTCGATTTAACCGGCGACGGCAGAGTGCTGTTCAACTTCATGCCCTACCGCAACGCTATCGACAACCAGCGCAAAGGCCAGTTGTTGTATAAGCGGTCGGAAAAGATGAGTGGGGAATAATGAAAGTGCGAGGAGCGGGCGACTTTTGGGTGCAGCGCACCAACCGGATAGCGCGCGCACAGCCTGCTCGGTCAAAGGTTCCGGCCCCTATCTCGCAGGATGCCGCCCGACCTCGCAACGCCGATGATAGCGCGGCGGCGGCGGTTGTCAAGTGCGCGAGCGGCGTGATGAGCGCGCTGAGGTTATCCGCATGAGCGGCGGGCGGTGGTCGCAAGCGGCGCGGCGGCGCCTGGCGCACAAGCGCGCGCCGCACCGCGGCGGCTGGCGCGTGACCGGCCGGCCGCGACGGCCGGCAAGGTGGCGGGTTTTAGTGTTCCGACTGCTCGCGCCGCCGGCGAGAATCATCGATGATTTCGTTCGCCACATGCGCCTGAAATACGACCACGACTGGCCGCTGATACTGGTTTGCCAGTGGGGGGTGTGGGGGTTGTTTTTTTGGCTCTTGGCGTGCGCAGTTGTCAACCGCTGGATTTCGTGAGATGGTGCAACTCGGCGCGCCGCGGCGCATCACAACCATCCTGCGCACGAACACCCACACCGCCTACGCCGCGGGGCGGTACCGCCGCCAGAAAGCCAACGCGGGAGCGCGGCCGTGGTGGCGGTATGTGGCGATTCAAGACGGCGTGACGCGCCTGGCGCACCGGCAGTTGCACGGGAAGATATTGCGCCACGACGACCCGGCGTGGGAGGCGATTTACCCGCCCAACGGCTTCAACTGCCGGTGCCGGGTGGCCGCGCTGACGGAAGAGGAAGCGGCGAAAATCGCCGACACCAACCGCATCGAAAGCACCGCCGTCGAGCCGGTGGAACAGCGCGTCGGCGTCGACAAGCGCAGCGGCGAGATTCTCACCCGGCCCGGCGCGCGCGTGCGCCTGACCGACGGCACGGGGTTCGAGCGGGAGTTTGAGCCGGACGCGGGGTGGAGTTACCGGCCGGGCAAGTCGCCGCTGGTGGATACGCCGCTGAGCGCGGCCGAGAAGAAGTTGGTGGCGGCGACGGCAAAGGCAAATGCGCGGGTGCGCAAGACCGAGTCGGCGGGCCGGCGGTGGACGCTGGTGGCGGGGCTGAATGATTGGAGCGACTTCGGCGAGGTGAAAAATTTGCCGGGCCACAAGCCGCCGAAGGCGTTGGCCGCCGGCGCGGGCATTGATGAGGGCGAAGCCATCGCGCGCGGGGTGTTTGGCGTCGCCGCCGATGGGTTCATGCCGTTCGGCACGCCGCTGGGGCCGGTGGTGATTCGCGGGAATAACTTCCGGCATGTGGTCCAAGACCGGAAAAACCAGCGCGAGAAACTTGCCAACCGCATTCCGGAAACGCTGGACGACCCGGACGAGATTTGGCGCGCTTTATATCTAAACGACGATGGCCGCGTCGAATGGCGCCGGCACTATATCCGCGCCTACGACGACAAAAAAGCCGGCTTCGTTATCGCAACTGAGACGCCGGACGGCGCGGTGTTCTTCAACTTCATTCCGCAAGGCGGGGGGAGCATCAATAAGCGGCGCGTTGGCGTCCTGCTCTATACCCGCGACCGAGGGCTACTTCATGGTGTCGAGTAAAAAAAACGGCGAGGGGACTAATGCTGCGGCTCCATGCCGCGAGCCTTGACGACGCCACCCGGGGAGCGCCCGGCGTGTCTGCGCGGTTATTGAGCCCCGCCTCAACCGGCAAACTGCAGAGCCGCCTCGCCATAAATCCTTGCGCTAATAATAGCACACCGCCCGGCGATGTCAAGCGCGGGCGATTGCCATCCGTGGCGTCTGGATTCCCGCGTCCCCCGCTCGGGGGCGGGGGCAGGCCCAGCGGGAATGACGGCGCTTCGCGCCGCGCGCCATGGCTTTCCTTGGCGCTTGCCTGACCAACCAACCTGAACGAGGAATTCGAGATGAACGACGAAGCGAAAGAGATGCTCGGCCACACCGAGTTGAATGACGAGCAACTGCAGTTGATGGCCGACATCGTGCGCGCCGGCGAGACGCTGGAGGCGCTGCAAACGCGCCTGCTGACCTCGACCGCCATCGACCCGCGGTGGGTCAGCATCGGCGCCACCGATTTGCAAAAAGGCGTGATGGCATGGAAACGCGCGGTCGGGCGGCCGCG